GTCCCCCACGCTGGCCCACACGCTGTCCCACACGCTGTCCCCCACGCTGTCCCACACGCTGTCCCTCACGCTGTCCCCCACGCTGTCCCCCACGCTGGCCCACACGCTGTCCCACACGCTGTCCCCCACGCTGTCCCACACGCTGTCCCTCACGCTGTCCCTCACGCTGTCCCACACGCTGGCCCACACTTTTTCTCCGACTTGCTTCGCAAGTCCTTTGTCCAGAATGATTGCGCGGGTCAGGCACTGAGAAAGCGGCGATCCACACCACACGATTTTCTTCGGCGGCGCTTTGCCTGCGGCCTTGTATGCGGCGTGGATCGCTGCTTCAGCGCGCGGACGGTCGGCGGGTTCAGTGGAAAGACCAATCTGGGTCCATTTGTTGATGAACTCGGGGAAGCGTGCCTTCTGCGCTTCGGTGAGGGCCTCAATTTTCATACGGGCCATGACGGTTAATCCGCCACGCTGCGGACGCCGGCCATCATGTCAAACTCACGCTGACGGCGTACCTCGTAGGTTCCCGGAGCAACCTGGATCGCGTCGTGTTCTTCGTGAACGAGCGCCGCACCATCTTTAGGAACCGAGATAAAGCGCACATCCGTTGCTGACCCGCGCAGCATCCCGCCGCTGATAGGCTCGCCAGCGTCGCCCTCTTTGTAAAAGGCCGTGACCTTGCCACCCTCAAAGCGGTGGTGATGGCCCGACACTTCGCCGTAAGCCAAAATGCACTTGGGGCGGTTGTCAGATTTTAGGTCGGTCGGGATCGACTTGACCGGAACAAGCAACACATCTCCTTGGCGTACCATGCTCATGCTGTTTTCCTTTTTCATGTTGTGATTACTCCGCTGCCGTTGCGTAACTCGGGGTGCGCCGGTCTAATGCCATCTCGTCCAGGGCGTCGTCGTAGGCAAGCTTGGCGTCCGTGTAGGCGCGCAATGCCCTGCGCTTGATGAGGTCAAGCCTGACTTTTTCAGCCGGGTCGGTCGCACCATACGCAGCGTCGTGAGCTGCGCTGTAAGCCTTGTCGGCATCCATCAAAGCGACGGCGAGGCGTTCGATCTGTTCCATGCTGGGTTACTCCGCAGCTTGTTGAAGGGGTGCCGTCTGGCGATAGCTCTCAGCCAGTTCCCGGCAGTCGATGGCCTTGGCGGTGAAGTAGGTGACTTCCTCATCCATGCCCCGCGCCGCGTACCGCTTGGCAGCAGCCTCACACTCAGCGGCCTCGGCTTCCCATTTGGCTGCGCGGGCTTTGTTCAATGTGTATGCGGAGGTCATGCGGCACCTATGCTGCGACGTTGTAACCAAGGACGCGGGAGATGTTGTCCAAGCTGTCCAGATCCATGCGGGCCATAGTTGCGTCGAACGCTGCCGCCGGGGTCGCCGCGTCACAGAAAATGCTTTTGCCGTCCATCACGCAGATGTGGCCCTGCCAACGGGCGCGACCGTCCACCATGATTTGGTAGCAAATCGACGCGGCAATAAGATCCGAGCCGTAGATTTCGCGAGCGCGTTCGCTCAGTGCCGTCACTAGGGTGGGAACCGTTTTCATGGTTAGGCCACCTTGCGGACTTGGTAGCGATAGCCGCCGTACTCGTTGTCCAGCTTGTCGCGCTTGCGGCTGGCCCGAATGTAGCTCTGGAAGGTTCCGACGATTTGCTGGGTCCGGCTGTCGATGATCTGGTACATGGGCTGTGCTCCTTGTTTGGTGAGGAACAGCCTAAACCTTTTCGCACCTCATGCAAGAGTTATTTTCGCAGTAAATGCAAATTTATGGACAGACCAAGAACGGAGCGGGAAATTTGGCCCGAACCAATATTAATGGTTGCGCTGTTTTAAGCGGCTTTGATCTGCTTATCGAAGGCGGCTTCTAAGACCGCCAGGGCGCGGCGCTGGTCCGCGTCAGATAGCCTTTTAATGGCTATTAGAAGGGCAGGGAACGCGCTGTCGGGGGAGGGCGGGGGATTCAGTAGATCGGAAACGTGGCACTTATACAGCTTTGCCAATGCCTCTAGGCGCGGCTGGGTGTAGGCGGTCTTGCCGGCCTCGATCTTGGACAGCACCGACAAATGCAGGTCGATGGCGTCCGACGCCTGAGCAAGCGTCAACTCCCGGTATTTTCGCCAAGCCCTGAGGTAGTGCCCGGATTGCATTTTTTAGCCTGACTCTAAGCGGGCGGGCGGTCTAGCGCATGAGGTGCGAAAATAACTGTTGACGGGAGTTTGCAGCAGGTGCGAATATGACGCATGAACTTGAAACAGTATTTAGCCGCCAATTCGATCCGCCCTGAGGAATTTGCCGAGAAAATCGGCGTTTCCATATCGACCGTTTATCGCCTGCGCGCTGGTTCGACCAAGCCTGAGCACGCCACGATGCTGCGGATTTTCGAGGCGACCGGGCAGCAGGTCACGGCGGACGACTTCTGGCTAACCAAGCCCTCATCCAAGGAACAGTGATGTTCACCGGGGGCCATCATTCATTTCAGTCCGCGCAGGAGCCCCCCGCCCTGCGCCGCGTCCAGCATTGGCCCTCCCCCCTGGGCACGTTCTTTGCTGGACGCACCTATTCGCTGCATGTGCAGCAAATCCGCCGCCCCAACGGTTTTTGGGCATTTGCTAGAAGGACCCGGAACACCGCTCAAATTCGGTTTCCAGCGTTGGGAATTGACCCCCTCGGTCCCAACCGCGTGTTCAACGCTCTGGGTCTGGTTGTAAAGCGCCAGACTCAGGGTTCTACCCTTTGCCCGCCAACTGTCTGCCAGGACACGGCGCGCGATATCTCCGAAGCATCTGAAGTCGTTCTCCATGTGAACAGCATCACATTGGAGAGATTCAAATGTCCCAACACCGCATTCAAAAGTTCTTGAATCGCGTCATGCCCGCATCGCTCGCCATTTCCCAAGCCATTTTGAGAGTCCCCAACGCGCAGCGCGACATCCCGCGCGCCCTTGGTGTGACCTACCAGACGGTGAGCAACTGGATCGACGGCAAGAGCGCGCCATCTGCTGGCCACCTCATTTCATTGATGGCGGAATTTGACGAAGTAGCCGACGCGGTTCTGGAAGCATCCAACCGCAAGCAGAACGGCCTGACATACGAGCAGCGTTCAAAGCTGCTGAAACTATTGGGGGATGAATGAGGGGCTTCACTATCGGCTTTACGTTCCACGGCTTCCGTGGCTTCCGCTGTGTTGGTGGCCCGCTTAGCACAGTCTCAATCCTTGGCTGGATGTCCGTTGAGTTTGTGCCGCTTTCCATTGGTGAGTGGCTCAGAGTGAGAACCAACGCACTCAAGAACGCCATCAGCGCAAAAAAGGTCCACCAGTCCCCGCAGGAAACCATGGCGGTCTGGCGCGAGGACAAACCGATTCACCGCAGGGTGAACTAGTGGCTATCAAGCGCAGCAAGTACGGCGTTCGCTTGGACGCTGCCGGCAAGGCCGCGCGCACTGTAGACGGCGTGCTTTTTGATAGTTTGAAAGAGGCCAAGCATTACGTTTTGCTGAAGCAGTTGGAGCGGACGGGCCAGATTCACGAACTGACGCGCCAGCCCAAGTTCCCGCTCAACGTGGACGGCGTTTGCCTTGGATCGTACCGGGCCGACTTTTCTTATCGCAAGGACGGCCAGTACATCGTGTCCGACTGCAAGGGTTTTATGACCCCTCTGAGCAAGTGGAAAATCAAGCACGTTTATGCGCAATACCAGATAGAGGTGCAAATCGTATGAGCCTTGAATTTCACCGGGCCATGTACCCCCGCGAGGTACTGAATCTGATCCTGTTTCTGGCTGTTGTGTGGGTCATTGGGCTGTTCGGACTGTGGAAGGCCACGAAATGACCCCCGCACAAAAAGCCCTGATCCTACTCAACGCACAGCGCGCCAAGCATCGCCCCTCCAAGGTCATGGGCAAGCGTGCTGTCCTGTTGGTAGCCAAAGACCTGACCACCAAGCGCAGGCTTAGGAAGGTCATCAACGAGCGGCTGGCGGCTCTCTAATGCTCCGCATCAGAACGCGGGTGGAATACCCGGCCAGACCGAAACCAGTTCCCAAGGTATCCAACCGCAAGGAGTGGACCCTGGACGAAGATCAAGTCCTAGACGACCTGCACAAAACGAAGTCCTGGGTGGAATCGGCGCAATGCTTGGACGCACCCGCAGCTCCGTTCGCAAGCGCGCAAAGAACATCGGCATTTCAAAGAGGGGCGACAATGAAGCGTGATTACCTGCTGGTTCCGAACGTCAGACCCATGCACGCCATTATCTGCGAAGTGGCTAATAAGTACGGGCTGACCCATAACGAACTGGTGTCCAACCGCCGCAGCCGTCAGGTGGCATGGCCCCGACAAGAGGCCATGTGGCGCTGCGCGAAGGAAACCACTTTCAGCCTCCCTGATATTGGCCGGGCTCTGGGCGGCAGGGACCACACCACGGTTATTTACGGCATCCGTCGCTATGAACAGAGGATGCGCGCCAATGGCTAGGAAGGGTAAGCGTTCAAAGTTCAGCACGCTCCGCACCGGAAATCCCAATAAGGATAACGAGGAATTGCGCGCGGCATCTTGGCAGCGATGGGTTGACCGGTACGCCAAGATTAAAAATCTCGTCGAAAGCCCCATAGAGTTACGGCTTAGCCATTCGTTGGCAACCCTATGGGAAGAAACGATTGGTGGCCCTTTGACGCTTTACGGGGGCGGAGATATGGCGCCCTCGGGAATCGACGCCATACCCGATGGAATGTCGATTTTGCATCAATATCCCGTTGATAAGTACCGCGTTGATTTTCTGGTTTTAGTGATGATGGGCGGGAAAGTTGCCAGCTCGGTCATTGTGGAATGTGACGGACACGATTTCCATGAGCGCACAAAGGAACAAGCCGCGCGAGATAGATCGCGTGATCGAGATATGGCCCTGACCAACATCAGAGTGCTTAGGTTTACCGGCTCGGAAATCCACAAGGACAGTTTTTCTTGTGCCGAGGAAATTCTTTACCACCTCGGCGTGCTGTAATCACAGTGACCAAGCAGCCCTGGTTCAAGTTCTACCCCTCGGACTGGCGAGCCGATCAGATGCTTAGGCTCTGTTCCGCCGCCGCAAGAGGGCTTTGGGTGGAGTGCATGTGCCTCATGCACGAAGCCACACCGTACGGCCACCTTTTAGTCAACGGACGGCCCGTGACCGACGCGCAATTAGCCAACCTGACAGGCATCCCGCAAGACCAGATCAGCACACTTATAACTGAATTGGACAATGCCGGCGTGCTCTCCAGGAACGGCGCAGGCGTGATCTACTCACGACGCATGACCCGTGACGCAAAACGCGCGGCTGACGGCAAGAGATATGGGAAGCAAGGTGGCAATCCCACGCTGACCCATAAGGCTGAGGTTAAGCCTACCCTTAACCCTCAGGATAACGGGGAGGGTTCACCCAGAAGCCAGAATCCAAAGCTAGATAAAAAATCTAATACTAGAGATTTGATTGGGTCGGTTGTCGGTTCGGTTAAGGGGCAGCGCACCTGGTCATCTGAGGAAAAGCTTACGGCTTGGAAGTCCAAGGTCTGCAAAGAGGCTTTGGCGACCATGCCGGACGATGAATACGTGCGGTTTGTCGATGCCTGGATGAGAGATGAGCAGTGGGCATGGGCGGTCGCGAAGAAGCTGAACAACGCCATGAAGGCCAGATCCGCTAACGGCCAAGCTGCTTAACCCGCCACAAGCTCACAGCCTGACAGGTGACTAGATGACCACAGAAAGAACATTGAGGATCGACCGAGCGATGGTGGAGCGGGCGACCGAAGTCATTCGCGGGTTTCATTGGACGCCCGGAGAACATGGCGTGAGGGAAGCCCTAGAAGCAGCCCTAGAGCCTTACCTAGAGCGCCGGAACGGGGAACGCAGGGCTACCGCAGGCGTCAATGGGAGCGCGCCTCATAGCGCGCAGGAAGGGCAAAACAAAGCTCACGAGATATTTGTAAGCGATGGGATGGAATTGGCTGGGCAGAATGCAGCTAACGCGGACGCGGTTTATTTTTGGAATACGACCGCCGCCAGAGTCTACCGCGCCATGGAAGCCCAGCGCAGGAAAGAGCAGGGCCAATGATCCAATTTGAAACCGGCATCCCCATACCCCCACCCGGCAAGCCCGGAGCCAAGCGCGGCGCAAGGCCCAAGCCCAAGTTCCTGTGGTCAAGAATGGATCTAGGCGCCAGCTTTTTCTTGCCTGACGTAACTACCCAAGAGGCACACCGGATGATTAACGGCGGGAGGCTTAGGGGCTATAAGTTCGCCGTCCGTGCGGTAGACGGAGGCGCAAGGGTTTGGCGGGTCGAATGAACTACTTCACCCCACGACCGCCGGCACACCGCTCCCTGGCATCCCTTCAGCGACAATGGGACGCTAAGACCAAGAGCGAATATTACCGCAACGTGGTGGGTCTGACCGGCTCGCCCGTAAGACGCCCCGAGATACCCGACATTAGCCCAAAGACCTGCCAATATATTATTGGGGAGCCCACTAAACGAGATTTGCGCAAATACGGCTCTGACCGCTTCATGTGCAAAGACCCGACCACGACAAAGCGCGACGTCACTAGAAGCCCATATTGCGAGCATCACCACTGGATTTGCTTCGTGCCAAAGCCCTTGACTGACACCGAAAAGTAAATTGGAACCAACCGCATGGGTCATTGGATTACCAATCTCGAAAGCATCGCCAAGCTTGAATCCGACGTGAAGAACGCGGAATGCGCCCTCAAGGTGGCCAAGGACACCGGAGGCGACGTCAAGCAGGCCCAGTCAATGCTGAGCATCGCCAAGTACAAGCTGGCCGATGTGAAGAACACTTACCGCCAGATCGAGCAGGACAACAATGGACGCATCTCGATTGGGGAGCCACTTTCCACCCCGTACAAATCCGCAGAGGACATTGCCAAAGACGGCATCGTCGGAATCTACCGCCAAGGAGCGGGAGATGGACCGGCAAGCAGCTTCAAGGATGGCGGACCTACGTGAGTTCGCCCAGTCCATCTGCGTGCAGAACAATGCACCAATTAACTTGTTCCATGTGGAACATATTGAACTAATCACCAATGGCAGCTCGAAAGACTAAGGGCACAAAAGATATCCCATGGCCGGATCAAGTGCGTGAGCGCATCCGGGCCAGTATGCTTGAAAAAGAAATGATTAAACATGTGCTTGGGCAGCGGGATATGACGCAGACCCAAGCCAGAATTGCCTTGGGGCTATTAGATAAAGTCCTGCCGTCTCTCAGCCAAAGCGATACCACGGTAAAGGGCGATTTCACCGTAAAGATTGTCCGGTTTAGCGACGTTGCCGGAAATACTGATTCCAAATAATTGGAAGCCGCGCGCCTATCAGATGGCGCTTTGGACAGCCTTAGAGCAGGGCTGCAAGCGCGGGATATACACATTCCACCGTCGCGCCGGCAAAGACGATGTTGGGCTGCATTGGACGGCCACTGCGGCTATGCAGCGAGTGGGCACGTATTGGTACATGCTCCCGCAGGCCAGCCAAGCCCGCAAAGCCATTTGGGACGCGGTAGACCCCCACACCGGCAAGAAGCGCATTGACTGGGCTTTCCCGCCTGAAATCAGGGCCCGGACCCGCAACAATGAGATGTATCTGGAGCTTAAGAATGGCAGCACCTGGCAGGTTGTTGGGTCGGACAACTTTAATTCTCTGGTTGGCTCGCCTCCTGTGGGCTGCGTCTTTTCGGAATGGTCGCTGTCTAATCCGTCTGCATGGTCGTATTTACGGCCTATCCTCCGGGAAAACGGCGGGTGGGCGCTCTTCAATTTTACGCCACGCGGGCGAAATCACGCAGTACAGATGTTTGAAGGCGCCAAGGGTGATCCAGATTGGTTTGCTCAAAAGCTCAGCGCCAAGGACACGGGTGTATTCAGCCCTGAAGATCTAGAGAAAGAGCGCCTTGAGTATATGCGGGAGCTGGGCCCGGACGATGGGGAGGCCCGTTTTCGCCAAGAATACCTGTGCGACTTTGACGCGCCGCTAGTCGGCAGCTACTACGCGCGGATCATCGCTGACATTGAGGAACAAGGCCGCATCGGCACCGTGGACTGGGACCGCCTACTGCCCGTCCATACCGCATGGGATTTGGGCTACACCGACGACACGGCTATTTGGTTCTATCAGGTAGTCCGCCAGGAAATCCGCATCATCGATTACTACCAGGCCAGCGGGCAGGATATCGTTCACTACGCCAAGCACCTACAGTCCAAGCCTTATACTTACGCCAAGCACAATGTGCCGTGGGACGCTGTGCCCAAAACCCTGGCGTCGGGTGGCAAGTCGATCATTGAGCAGCTTGCGGCACACCTTGGCATTAACTCAATTCGCGTCGTTCCCAATCTAGATTTGCAGGATGGGATACAGGCAGTCCGTGCTATACTGCCGAGATGCTGGTTTGACGCCGGACGATGCAAGCAGGGGCTAGAAGCTCTGCGGCAATATCAGCGGGAATGGGATGAGGACCGGAAGGTGTTCAAACCTAAACCGCTGCACAACTGGGCGTCCCATCCATCGGACGGGTTCCGGTACTTAGCGGTCAGTTACACAGAGGACAATCCTGCGGCTAAGCCTAGCGGGGTTTTCCGCGCGCCTACGCTCAACGAAGCGTGGTCGGGGCAGTCGAATGTGGATGAGATGCGGATATGAACGCCGCCGAACTGTCCGACCCGAACAACTGGCGCGCGGCTCAGAAGGCGATTGAACATTTGCAGCGATGCCTAGTCGCGCTTGAGAAGATCAAATCCATAGCTGGTCCTGGGGCGATATCCCAAGTTGCTGAGGCCGCATTACTCAATAGGGCCCCCCAAGCGGGCGGCGGAGATTATTGATGGCCGTAGGACAGCAATCCGACGCTTACAGCAACCAGCTTGACCACGACCCCACGGCAGGCCGTGACGGGGCAGTAGGGACGGCCTTTGACGCCATTGCGGAAATCCAGGCGTATGAGAAGGAGTTTCAGAAATGGGAACAGCGCGGCAAGCAGATCATCCGCCGCTACCGGGATGAGCGGTCGGAGGCCACGAACCTGCGTGTTGTCTCCCGCAAGATGAACATCCTGTGGAGCAACACAGAAACCCTGAAGCCTACGCTGTACGCCCGGCTTCCCCGTGTTCAGGTGGAACGCCGGTTTAAGGACGCCGACCCGGTAGGCCGTACCGCCTGTGAGATTGCGGAACGCGCCGGCAACTACCTCTTGGAAACCAGCCCCTACGACAACGTTATGCGCCTGTGCGTGCAAGATTTGTTGCTGCCGGGCCGTGGCGTGTCGTGGATTAATTACATGGCCGAATTGTCCGAGGTCGAAGCCCCGATGGGTTCAGATGAGGATGATGACGGCGAAGATGAGCCAGAGTCAGAGCTAGAGAAAATCAAAGAGAAGGTTGAGCCGTTCTATGTGGACTGGCGTGACTTCGGTCATTCCCCCAAGCGCACATGGCAGGAAGTAACCCGCGCGTGGCGTATTTGTCACATGACCAAGAAGCAATTGGTCAAAAGGTTTGGCGAGAAAATGGCGCTCACCATCCCCATGGATGAGAAGGCCGATAACAACGGGGAAAAGCGCGATGCAGCCCCGGATATGGTCCACGACACGGCCCGGATTTACGAAGTCTGGGACAAGGAACACAAAAAGGTCTGTTGGGTCCACAAATCCCACAAGGATTACCTGGATGAGATTGATCCGCCGGTAGACCTGGAAGCCTTTTGGCCGTTCCCGCGCCCGCTGTGGTCGAACCTGACTAACGACAGCCTGACGCCGATTGCTTACTACCTCCAGTATCAGGACCAAGCCGCCGAGCTGGACAAGATTACCAACCGCATTGGGCGGTTCACGGACGGTCTAAAGCTTGCCGGCGTCTATGATTCGTCGGTGACTGAGCTATCGCGCCTGCTAAGCCCCAACGGCACGCCCGATAACATTATGATCCCGGTGAGCAACTGGAATGCCTTGGTGCAGAAGGGCGGCACGCAGGGTGTTATGCAGTTTGTGCCGGTGCAAGAAATCGCCAATACGCTGCTGAGCCTTTACCAAGCCCGTGAGCAGATCCTGAACGTCATCTATCAGGTGACGGGCATCGCCGACATTATCCGTGGCAGCTCCAACCCCAACGAAACCGCTACGGCTCAGAGCATCAAGGGCCAGTTTGCCAGCCTGCGCATCAAGGACTTGCAGGCCGAGGTGGCCAGGTTTGCCCGCGACGGCGCCCGGATCATGGTGGAAATGGCCGTGGAGATGTACGAGCCAGACACCTTGTACCAGATGGTGCAGGCGGACCAGTTTTGTAAGCCGTCGCCGCGCGAACAGCAAATGGCGCAGATTTACGAACGCCTTGGGATGCCATCACCAAAGCCCATGGATGAGTTCTCAGCCGCGCTTAAGCTACTGCGGGATGACAAGATGCGCTCGTTCCATGTGGACATTGAGACGGATTCCACCATTGCCATGAATGAACAGGAGGACAAGCAGGCAGTCACCGAGTTCCTGACGGCTCTGGGGCAGTTCATGGGCAACTTTGGCCCGATAGTGCAGCAAATGCCGCAGCTTGCCCCTGTGGCTGGTGAGGCGCTGCTGTACGCCACCCGCCGTTACAAGGCCGGGCGTTCCCTCGAAAGCTCCATTGAAAAGGCGGTACAGCAAATTGCACAGATTGCGAACCAGCCGAAACAAGACCCAGAAATGGTTAAGGCTCAACAGGAGATGCAGCTTAAGCAGGCCGAAATGCAGGCAGACGCCCAAGCGAAGGCTACCGAGGCTGCGCTCAAGCAACGTCAGCAAGAACTGGATGCCGGCGCCAAACAGCAGGATCTGGAGAATTCTCTCCAATTGGGCCGCGAGAAGAACGCCAATGAATACGCACTAGGCCAGCAGAGGCTTGCCCAGGAGCGGGCGCTTAAAGAGCAGGAACTGGCCCAAAACGCCGAGATGAAACGCCATGAGATGGCGGCTAAGGCGACCGTGCCGAAGGCTGAAAAGAAGCCGTCTGTAGACCATAGCCCCGCCATTGCCGCAGCTATGAACGGCATGGCTCAGGCCATTACCCACCTCAACCGCCCCAAGAGGGCAATCCGTGATGAAAAGGGCCGGTTGATCGGCTCTGAAACCGTTTAAGGAACCCAATGCCAGTACAAACGATACTTTCCACCTACACTGACGGCCCCACGCTCACTGCTGCTGCCGCAGCGTCGTGCTTGCCCACCTATGCGCCCACCACGCTCCCGGCGGGTTACTGGCAGATTGGTCGGCAATGGCGTCTTACCATGCGAGGCCGCATTTCGTGCGTTGTCACCACCCCCGGCACGGCTCGTTTTGACGTGCGCCTTGGCGGTGTGGTTGCATTTGACACGCTGGCCATGCCGCTGAATATCGTGGCGCAAACCAACGTGCCGTTTTCGCTGAATGTTCTGCTGACGTGTCGCGCGGTTGGTTCTGGTACGAGCGCCAACCTCATCGGCCAAGGCTTCTGGTTGTCCCCGGCGTCAATCAATACTGCGGCGCCCGCGACGGGCCCTGGACCGGGCGGTCAAATGGTCCCGTACAACACAGCCCCGGCGGTTGGTACAGGGTTTAACTCTCAATCCGCGCTGACGTTGGATATTTTCTTCACCCAGACGGTGGCCACTGGCTCGATGACCGTCCACCAAGCCTTGATTGAACAGCTAACGCCGTGACCGTTTACGCCCTGCTTCGCGGCGAGCGTTATGAGACTGACAGCCTCATTGATATCTACGCCACGCTTTACGGAGCATTGGCTGGGGCTGGCGCGATAATGGCTGCTGACGGCGGGGACGTGTGGTCCGAGAACGATCCCCCGGCGACGGGTACGGTCTTATCGTGGCTGGATGCGGACGGCGAGTATCTCTGCATTGTTGAGAAAGAATTGCTCTAGTGCCCGTTATTCGTGAGCTACCGCGCGATCCAACCGACCTTGTTATCCAAGGGGAGCAGGCCGTAACAGCGGCCTTGGCGTCACCCGTTGGGCAGGTGTTTGGCCCGGTTCTGCCTTTTCTGCTAATCGACACAATCAGCCAGCAAACGCCGCTGGTTGAGGATGAGGACACGGATTACTACATCAAGTTCTTGGGCGACACGGTTCTTTATCAAACCGTTGACAAGCTGATGAGCGACGTTGGCCTAGTAAGGAATAACGCCTGTATCAGCACCCCCTGCGGGGCGCTTGTGCCTTTTGAGCGGGGCCGGGCGGTCATTACGAACTTGAGTGTTCAGGCGACGGACCAGTTCACCATCACCGGGACCACGATGGACAGAACCGGTGCAGCATTGGCCAACTGTTTTGTGAGCGTTGAAGAAACCGCCCGGCAGAACATTCCCGGACTGGATGTGGTGGCACAGACCACGAGCGACGGGAGCGGAGCGTTCAGCGTCACCGTTCCTATGAATACGCTTTACCAGCTAGAGGCGTACAAGTCGGGTAGCCCGGATTTGGCAGGTATCACCAAGAACAACGTCACACCGGGAACGGTCAGCATTTACTTGCGCGACCCGACCACGGCTGACCCAGCCGCATCCGGCTCGGGAATGTCCCGCTCTAGAGTGGTGAACATATGAGGATTATCAAGCAATCCTCTAGCCGCAATGTATTGGTGATGATGGTGTTGGCGTCGGACCACATTACCGGCGCGACGGGGCTAACCCTCACGATTACCGCCAGCAAGGACGGGGCTGCGTTTGCCTCCATTACCCCAACCGTGACCGAGCGCGGAAGCGGGTGGTACAGCCTCAATCTGACCGCTGGCCATACCGACACCTTGGGCGACTTAGCACTGCACATCACCGGGACGGCTGCGGACCCCACGGATTTGGTGTGTCAGGTAGTGGCGTTTGACCCGACTTCCGCCACCAGCTTGGGCCTGAGCAATCTAGACGCCACGGTTTCCAGCCGCCTTGCATCGGCCAGCTACACGGCACCGGACAACACCTCTGTTGCAACCATCCTAACCCGCACAGACGTTGCCACCTCTACCCGATTGGCCACCTCTGGCTACACCGCGCCAGATAACGCTTCAGTGACGGCGATCAAGGCCAAGACGGACAGCCTGACGTTTACGGTTGCCGGCCAGGTGGACGCAAATATTGAGTCCGTCAACGCTATTACCGTGCGTGGAACTGGTACATCCGGCGACCCTTGGGGGCCGTAAATGGCTAATGCCTGGGGCGTATCCTTTGGCGTTGCGTGGGGGAGCGCCTGGGGCACCGGGGACACCCCTGTTGTCACCACGACCAAGCGCCGGAAGGGTGGGTTTCTACCTACTCCGCGCAAGAAGAAATACCAGGACGCCCAAGACAGCGCGGAACTAGCCGACAAGCTGGCCCTGCGTGGGCTAATCGAATCCCAATTCAAGCCGCCAGCAGAACCTGCGGTCATCTCGCAGATAATTCGGCGCGTCTCTTCGTCCAAGGCTGAATTAAAGCCCATTGACCTAATGCCGCTGGTAAAAATCGCGGACAGTTTGCAGACCATGAGCGAATTGTTGGGGCAATTGCCGGCGGAATTACCTCAGGCGGAATCAATTGAGGACGACGATGAGGAATTTTTCACGTTGATCTATTGACGGGCCCTCAAAAGTAAATTGGAAGCTACACATGGCGCGTGAAACATACGTCTATCGCGACGGGCAATTGATCCCGAAGCACCTTGCCCCGCCCCGTCACTCGCCGGGCCGTGGGCTTCAGGTGATCAAGGACATTGAGCCTTACCAGAATATCGCCGTGGACAACGGGATCATCGGCGGGCGTCGTCAGCACCGGGACATGCTCCGGGCGCATAGACTCATTGAAGTAGGGGATCAGGCACGGACGGAACCACCGAAACCGCCTGAAAATCGTGTTGATAGGGGGCTAGTAGAAACCATCAAACGAGCAATGGGTAAATATTGAGCGATATTGAAGAACTCCCGCAGGTTGATCAGGCTCCAGTCGTCCAGGACGTAGAGCCCAAGCTTCCAGCACCCCCGGAAGTCAAGAAAGACACCAGCGACAAGACCGGCCTGCGCGACACAATCCGCGCCGCCGTCCAAAAGGCCAACGAGAGCGCCAAGGAGCAGACCGCGAAGGTGCCGGCTGCTCCTGATGGCCGCGAGCGTGGACCGGACGGCAAGTTTCTGCCGAAAGAGACAAAGGCTGATGAGGCGCCCAAGCAGGCGACCCAGCCCACACAGACCGAAAAGCCTGTAGAGCAGGCGAAACCCGGAACCGAGCAGCCCAAGGCTGACGCAGCTCCGGGAACTTGGCGCGCTGAAGCCAAAGCCAAATGGGACGGGTTGGACCCGGTTGTTAAGGCCGAAGTCCTAAAAACCCAATCCGACGCCTCGCGCGAAATTGGCAAATACCAGCAACAGATTCAGCAGATCAACCAGGCTTATAGCCAAGTTGAACAGATAATCGGGCCTCGCCGTGCTTTGTGGCGTGCGCAGTTTGGCGGAGAAGGTGAGGCGCTCAAGCGTCTTACTGACCTGTCGGACCTCGCCAGCCAGCAGCCGGAGCAGTTCCTAGCGTATTATCTGTCCCAACCGGATATTGCCAGCCGCATTGACCTGCAAAAGGTTTTTGGCCAGAACGCCCCGCCGCCGGGAAGCGATATCAACTCGCATCCCGTAGTGCAGAGCCTTCGCCAAGAACTGGACGGACTTAAGCAGCAAGTCACCGGTTTCATCGGTCAACAGACGACACAGCAAACCGCGACCATCGAACAACAGATCCATGAGTTTGCCAATGCCACGGACGGCAGCGGCTCCCCCATGCGTCCCCATTTCGATGCTGTGCGCGAGGATGTGTTTAATCTGGTTCCCGCTCTCCGACACCAGTTCCCGAACGATTCGGTCCCCAAGATTCTCCAGCGCGCCTATGACGTTGCAATCCGCACAAATGACAGCGTTGCAGCCCAGGTAGCTAGAGCCGATGAGGCCCGTATCCGTTCCGAATTGGAGAAGCAGGAAAGAGCCAAGAGAGCCGCGCTTGCCAACAAGTCCGTAGCCCCAAGCGGACCCGCCCCCGGATCAATGGGTGGGAACGCTAATCCGGAAACAGACTTGCGGGCCGTGATCAAACGCAATGCCGCCAAGATTTGGGGCGGTGCAGACGCGAGGATCAACTAGGCCCGTATCCATCCATAGGGATACGGTAAATGGCTATTCCTGGCCTTTCAGAAATCGTCACTACGACCATTCAGAGCCGTAGTGGCGTGCTCGCGGACAACGTGAGCAAAAACAACGCGATTCTGAATCGACTGAGCAAAAAGGGAAACATCAAGCCGGTAAGCGGCGGTGATGTGATTCTGCAAGAACTCGATTACGCGGAAAACGGCACCTATAAGCGTTACTCGGGGTATGAAACCCTCGACGTTTCGACGTCTCAGGTGTTCACCTCCGCGAGCTACAACTACAAGCAGGCGGCGGTGGCCATCACCATCTCTGGCCTGGAAGAACTCCAGAACGCAGGCGAAGAACGTATTATCGACCTGCTTGAGTCGCGCATCCGTAACGCCGAACGCACGATGGCCAATAACCTGGCCTATGACATGTATTCGGACGGCACGGCTTCGGGCTCCAAGCAGATCGGTGGCTTGCAGCTTCTGGTTTCCGATAGCCCGTCCACCCCGACTGTGGGCGGCATTTCGGCATCTACCTGGAGCTTCTGGCAGAACCAGCAGGCCGCGTTCGGCACTGCCGCGAACGGCTCGATCCTTGGCGCGATGAACTCGCTCTATGCCAAGCTTGTCCGTGGCAATGACGTTCCCGACCTGATTATTGCCGACAACAACACCTACACCCGCTATCTGAAAGAGCTTCAGGTCATCCAGCGCGTGGCTTCGGATGAGACTGCCCAGGCCGGGTTCGTCTCCCTGAAGTACATGAACTCGGATGTGGTGCTGGACGGTGGTTACGGCGGCAACTGCCCGGCGGATCACATGTATTTCCTCAACACGAACTACATTTTCTTCCGGCCTCACAGCCGAAGGAACATGGTTCCCATTGGGGATGATCGGTTCTCCGTCAACCAGGATGCCTTGGTTCGACTGATTGGCTTCGCGGGCAATATGACCGTGAGCAATCGGTTCCTCCAGGGCGTCGGCACGAACACTTAAGGAGGACCACACATGACCGCTGGAACTTACTCCTCTACGCCGATTATCGGTGCGGGTTCGCTCGAAGTGAGAACCACTGACCCGCTGTTTGCGCTGGGCACTGTGGTTGAACTGAACAGCGACAACATCCCGTCCCGTATCGGCAAGGTTGCCATGTACATCCGCGCTTCGGCTGTCATCGGCAATTCTGCGTACTGCACTGTGGACTTGACCACGGTGAGCTGCCTTGCCTCTTCGGTGGATGGCGGCGCTGGTACGGCTTACTTCCGCAACAGCTCCACGGCCTTTGCGGCGAACGAATACGGCTGGATCTTCTGCGTCCGTTCGGGCGCCGGCATCCCGCAGTAACGAAAGGAAAGGGAGGGGAGAAATCCCCTCCCGTTTCTCTATGGTTCTACCCGCTACGCACGCACTCGCCGGCCTTACCCTCGACAACGGGTTCAAGATTCAGGAACCCGTTAGCTTGGACCTGGATGCTGACGCCGTATCAGGCACAATCGCCTCCTATTGGAAGGCCGGTGAGGCCAAGCGCGAGGAAAAAGAGCGCCGCGCCAAAGAACGCGCTAATGCGCCACCGAGCTTTAAGCCCCTGCGAGAGGTTATCCCGTTCACCGAAGGACGGGCGGTTGGCTGGAAGCTTCGAGAGCATTGCATGAGCGCAAAGGCTCGCAACTGGCCCAACTTTAAGCCGTGGGAGTTCAGCGGCCAATCCATCGCCATTTGCGGCGGTGGCCCGTCCCTTGGGCATAACATCCACGTCCTGCGGGATTTGCAGAAGCGCGGGACCAAGGTGGCGGTCATCAACCGCACCCAGGACTACCTGCTAAACCTTCCCAAGACGCACGGCGTTCCCTGGATCAAGCCGTGGGCCGGCGTGTTGCTTGAGCCCACCCCGAACGCGGCCACCTATATGACCCCGACTAGTGGGGTCCGGTACTACATCAGTTCTCAGTGCGCGCCAGAGACGTTCGACAAGTTTGAGAAGAGCGAGCATTACATCTGGCACGCCCGCGCCAAGCCTGAGCTTGAAGCCTGCCTGACTGACAAAGAGCGGGCCATCATGATCCCGACCACGGGTTCAACCTGTGGAATGCGCGCCATCATGCTTTTTTACATGATGGGGTTCACGGACATTCATTTGTTTGGCTTCGATAGCTGCTACAGCAACCATCAGATTGAAAACGGTCTGATGGGCACGGACGGCGCACCGCGCCTGCACTCGTACCAAAAGCCTGAGACGATCCACGACCTCAAAGAAATGTGCGTCAAGGGCTTCCCGGATGGCGACCGCCGCTATTTCGGCAACGGGAACATGTTGGCCCAGGCCGATGAGTTTCAGCTGTTCCTGGAATGGCGCGCTGACAGCCTGAAAAACCGTCGCCTCGATCCGCACCGGATCATCGTTCACGGCTTCGGCCTTATCCCCGACATTGCCCGCGAGTACGGGCTTCATATTGACAACATCAAGGATGCTGCATGAACGCCTACGCCCATACCTTCGACAGTTCCAAGTTTGACTTTGGCTCCAATAGCTTCAAACCGGAACAGGATACCGCGAAACCCATCTTCTACATGGATGAGGTAGCCGACCCGGTAACGGGCGACCTTGTGAAAGTGGAGATGATTAAGATTCAGTCTCCCGGCGAGGCCCTGTGTGTGTACGGCGGCAAGGTACGCCCCGAGGACCGCGCCCGCTTTGCTCGCCAGTATGACGCCTTCAAGAAGGGCGAAACCTTGGCTGAAGGCACCCCGCTTACGCAGTGGAGCGAAGTCTCGGCCAATATCGACTTCGTTGCACAGCTCCGCGCTTACGGGTTCCAGACCGTTGAGGACGTGGCGCGTATGGCTGACAACGCCATGCGGCTGTTCCACGGCGCCCTGACGCTCAAGCGCAAGGCCGAACGCTTCCTGTCTGAGCAAGAGAAGAAAAAGAACATGAGCGCGCAGGACCAGGCCATGGAAGCCCTTAAGGCGGAACTTGCCGCCCTCAAGGCCCAGATCACCGAGCCCAAGGCGGAACGCAAGAAGCCCGGTCCCAAGCCCAAAATCCAACTCGATGTAGCCTAAATGGCGCTCCTAGACCTCATCCAAGACGTGTCGCGGCAGTTGGGCATGAGTACGCCCACTGCCGTTGTGACTTCGGCCGACCAGCGGGTTCTTGAGCTTCTGGTCATGGCCAACTCGACCGGGGATGAGCTGTCTAGGCGCTATGAGTGGCAGGAACTGACGTATCTTGCGCAGTTCACCAGCACCAGCACGATTGACCAGGGCTATCTGACCGGCTCGATTGCCACAGACTTTGGCCGGTTTGTGGATCAGACGTTCTGGGACCGAGATTTGCGCCAGCCCATCATTGGGCCAGTGACGGCCCAGGAATGGCAATCGGACATTTCGTTTGCCGTGGTCGGCCCGCCGTATAAGTTCATCGTGCAAAAGGACGTGCTGAAGGTTGGGCCGACTGCGGTAGGTTCGGGTCATACCATGGTGTTCAACTACATCACCAAGAACTGGTGTGAGAGTTCCACGGGCACGGGGCAAACGGCCTTTGCGGCTGATACCGACGTAACCCGCATCCCCCAGGAGTTGTTCAAACTCTCTCTAATCTGGCGCTGGAAGCAGGCCAAAGGGCTTGCCTACGCCGAAGATATGGAGAGCGCGGAAGAACAGATCGAGCGTTACACCGGCCAAAACGCTGGGCGCCGTGTCCTGTTTATTGGTGGCCAGGGGATTTACTACCTGGCTGAAAACGTCCCGCTTGGCGACTGGCCGCAGGTGCCGCCCTAGTGCGCCGCGCGCTCCGACCTCTGCCGGCAACCATGAACACGTCGGCACCCACCAGCCTCCCGGCTCCGGTGGGTGGATGGAACGCGCGCGACGGCTTGGCAAATATGCCAGTGACCGACGCTATCGCCATGGACAACTGGTATCCCGAGGCAACGGACGTTCGCCCGCGTCCTGGTTCGGACACCTACGCCTCTGGGCTCGCGGGGCAGGTGGAAACCATCTTCTCGTATTCCAATGGCTCCAACCTGCGCATGTTTGTGGCCTGCGGCGGGATCGTTACCAACATCTCGACCGTGCAGGCAAGCGGGACTGCGCTCACGACGGCGACCGTGGCCAGCGGGTTTACAGAGAATCAGTGGCAATACCGCAACTTTGGCACCCCCGGCGGCAATTTTATGGTTGCTGTAAATGGGGTGGACTCCCGCCAGATTTACGACGGGACCAATTGGTACGCCGGCAGCACCTATTCGGCGGCAACTATTGGCAACTTTTCTGACATCGAGGTTTTTCAGCGGCGCATCTTCTACGCTGAGAAAGGCACGCTTCGGTTTGTCTACCACACCAACACGGACGCCATAGGCGGGACGGTTTCGGCGTTCAATCTGGCATCCCTGCTGGATATGGGCGGGTACATCCAAGCCATCGGCACCTGGACCCGTGACGGCGGCTCCGGGATGGACGACCTGATTGCGTTCATCTCAGACAAGGGGCAGGTTGCTGTTTACCAAGGCATTGATCCTAGTAGCTCAAGCTCTTGGTCTTTGCTTGGCGTCTACCGCATCTCTGCACCATTGGGCCAAAGGTGCGCGCAGAAGTATGGCGGTGATTTGGTCATTGCCACGGATTCAGGGATTTTGCCCCTGTCCGCTGTTGTATCCGGTCTGGTTCAACAGCAGCCCTACACCGACAAGATCCGCACGGCGATCAATGACGCGGTGAGGCTGTACCACGACCACACCGGCTGGCAGCTCAAGTACGTCCCGTCCATGAATTGGCTTCTGTTCAATGTCCCGGTGAGTACCGGGGCGTACCAGCAGCAATTCGTGATGAACACCCAGACCCAGGCGTGGTGCCGGTTCAAAGACCTGCAAGCCAATTGCTGGGAAAACCACGATAACGAGATTTATTTCGGCACAAACGGCTCTGTGATTCAGGCCGGCACGCTATCGGACGCGGATGACGGCAATAACATCAATGTGGACGTGAGGCAGGCCGCATCGGCGTTTGGCGCTCCGGGGCAATTAAAGCAATTCAAGCTTTTCCGCCCGCTGATTAATTCTGACGGGGATTTGCCGCTGGCCACGGACATAAACGTGGATTTCTCAGACGCGATCCCGACCAACATTCCCACAACTACGCCTGTGACCACGGCGGTTTGGGATGTGGCTACGTGGGATGACTACTACTGGGCTGACGGGCCTGTGCCGACGCTGTTCTGGCAATCAACCGGCAACTTGGGGACTTACGGAAGCATCCGAATAAAGGGGCAAGTAAACACAATTTCTGTCCGTTGGTACGGAACAGACGTGGTTTTTGAACCCGGAGGTATGCTATAGATGATTTCAGTCGCCACGCCTGATGACCTGCCCGAGATTTGCGAACTTCTCCGGGCCATGCACGCCGAAAACGGCGTCGGTCAAGTGAACGACAAAAAGGCCCTCGGGGTCATCACCCAACGCATTAATGACGGCGGCTGCATGATTTGCAGGCAGCACGGTCGTTTGGTGGGCTCCGTGGCGATCTACAAAGACACTTGGTGGTACTCGGACGAAAAGGTCTTTTTTGACCAATGGTTTTTCGTCCATCCCGAGTTTAGGGCATTTGGTCATGCCACCCGCCTCCTTGCCGCGCTGAAACAAGCCTGCCGCAACACAGGTGTCCCGCTGGTTCTCCATGTGGGGACGCCCATTGATGCGCTGTCCAAGCTCAAATTCTTCAAAAAGCACCTAACTCCCTTCGGTGGGAGCTTCGTGTTTTACCCGGACGCGGTGAAGGCGGCTTAAATGTGCTTAGGCGGTGGCGGTCAAGCTCCCGACCCGGTAGCGACGGCGCAGGCTCAGAACGCGGTCAATAAAGACGCGCTGTTCACGGCGGCCCAGCTTAACCAGATCAACCAGACCGGCCCACTAGGTAGCATCAGCTACACCGGCGGGGTCGGCTCGCCAGACCGCACGCAGGTAACGTCACTTTCGCCCGAATTGCAGAAGCTTTTGGGCGGCCAGCTTGACTCAAGCCAATCCCTTACGGATTTGGCGAACCAGAGGCTTGCCGGCGCTCCTGGCGGGAACTTCGACCTCGGAACCAATCCGGTCGGGTATTTAGACCCGCGTGTTGTATCCCCGCTGCAAACGTCCGTGAACACTACGGCGAATGGCTTTGTTACCAATGTCGGGGCCGCGCCAATCAAATATGGCTTTGATTCCGGCGGTCAAACTCAGAGAAGCCTGGACTTCTCCGGCGCTCCTTCGCTTAACACGGACTTCTCCGGTCTCGCCAAGCAAGCCCAGGACGCCAACTACGCGTCACAGACACAATACCTAGACCCGCAATTTGCTCAAAGTGAGCAGGCCATGCGTTCTCGCTTGGCTGCGCAGGGCATCACGCAGGGCTCAGACGCCTACAATCAGGAAATGGATAACTTCAACCGATCGATGCAGGCCGCCTACAGTGACGCACGTAATCAGGCGATTGGGCAGGGCAACGCTCAGGCCAACGCTCTGTTTGGCCAGAACCTCGCCGCACGTCAGCAGGGCGTAGGAGAGGCGACCACTCAGGGCAATTTTGCAAACTCAGCCCTTGCACAGCAATTCGCGCAGAACCAGGGGCAGGCTAGTTTCTATAACGCCGCCCAGGCCCAGGGCTTCGGGCAGGGAATGGAAAACGCCCAGCTCAACAATCAGGCTATGAACGACGCGTTCGGCCAGAATCTTTCGGCGGCTGACTTCGGAAACCAAGCCCTTGGTCAGCAGTTCAACCGCGGGCTTCAGGTCTACGATTTCAACAATCAGCTCTATAACCAGGGTCTACAAAACCAGATTCTTGGCCGGAATCAGAACATCAACGAGGCCATGGCGTACCTCAACGGAACGCCGATTAGCGGGCAGACCATGCCGCAATACCAGCCGATCTCGCAAAGCACGGCGGCACAGGGCTCCCCCGACCTCATGAGCTTAACGGCGAATAACTACAACGCTCAGCGGCAGGCCAGCGCGTCTTTGCTTGGCTCTATCTTTGGCGGCATAGGCAAGATCGGCGGCGCTGCTATTGGGAATTGGGGTTAAATGCCGCAGAAATTGCCCGCATCTCCCTACCAGCGCCCGCAGCAGCAGGTCACAGACCCGTACTACGGCGATTACTCGGCTTTGGCTCAGTTGCTTTCGCAGAGCCGCACTCGACCGACGTTTTCGGTTGGCCAAGGCATTGCCGACGCGACAGGGGATATCGTCACCGCGTACTTCGAGAAGAAGGCACGCGAGGCCGCAGAACAGAAACAGGCCGGCGATACTCAGAACCTCGCCCTAGCGCAACAGTTCGCCATGCGCCCCGGAATGACGCAGCAGGACGCCAATAACATGCTTGGCGCTCCCACCCCGATTGACAGTCAGGTCTTTGGCCAGCCAGCTAAACCGCAGGAACGCGCAGCCGCGGCTGTGAGTATGCTCAACCCGCGCAATGCCGTTGGGGCCGGGACAGAGATTGCGGATATCGCGCGCCAGTTCGCCCCGTCGCAGGGCTTCAGCGGCACACTGCCGGAAGGCGCGAGCGCGTTTATTAACGGGCAGCAGGTCGCGACCAATCCCAAGGCTCCGCCTGTGCGTGAGCCTAAGACCGTAACCACTAAACAGGGCGTTTTTGTCCTTAACCCAGACGGAAAGCTCGGCAACCGGTTGGGTGACGCTGCGAGCGAGGGCAAGACGCCGACCACCAAGTTTGCCTTTGACCGCGAGCTAGGCAAGAACCGCTCCGTCACCTCTGAAGAAGAACTAGCCCAGCCCGACCGCTATGCGCCTCCGGTCACGGCCCCGTCTGTGAGGCTCTTCAACAAGAGCGGTCAGGAAGTCGGCACTGGCGATCCCAACGACCCGAGCGTGCAGGCCAGGATTGCATCTGGCGAAGTGCGTACCGCGCCCCCGCGTCAATTCAGCGGTGAGCAGAGCAAGGCGGCCGGATTTGCCAACGACGCCCTCACTTCTGAGGCCAACTTTGAAAAGCTTATGAATCCGCCGGTCGATCCAAAGACCGGGAAGAAGGGCAAGCCGTTTGATCCCACCGCGATTCAGTGGGGCGGGATCACCAATAAAACCTCTAGTCCGGAGCTTCAGCAGTACCGCCAAGCGAAGCGCAACTGGGGTCTCGCCGTCCTGCGTCAAGAATCTGGTGGGGCAATAACTGCGCCGGAAGCCGAAGAATACGCAGAAGCGTTTTTCCCGGCCTATGGAGATAGCCCAGAGGTTGTTGCCCAGAAGAAGGCGCAGCGTGAGGAAAAGGTGAGGGGAATCATCAGCGCATCAGGCGGCGCGTATGACGCCAATTTCGGCAATAAGCAGGCGTCTGTGCCAGACGGCATTTCGCCGGATGTTTGGGCGCATATGACCCCTGAAGAGAAAGCCCTATGGCAGAAATGACCCTAGAGCAGCAGCGGGCCATTGCCATGGCGTCCGCTCGCGCGCGCATGGCGCAGCAGCAGCCCGAGGAAGCGCCGCAGCCTGAGAATGCCGGCGTCGGCTTCCAGGATATGGTCACGCGCGGCATGACTGGTGGGGCGAGTGATTACGTCGCCGCTGGCGGTCGCTACCTCGCTGACAAAGCTCTGGGGCGTGGCGATACGTTCGACAATGAACTGAAGTCAGTTCGCCAAGACAACACCGCGTATCGAGATAAGAGCCCGGTCAAGGCTTACGGCGGTGAAATCGGCGGCGGGGTGGTGAGCCCCATGTTTCGTGGGATTTTCGGCGCGGTCGATAAGGGCCTTACGTCTGCCGGGAATATGCTGGGTAGGCAGATCCCGCGCTACCTCGGATATGCAGCTCAGGGTGCTGTGCCTGGCGCATTAGTCGGCGCGGTTGGCGCTGAGGGAAATGGAGGTGGCCTGCCTTCCATTGGCGATGTGGGGCGCGGCGCGGCCATGGGTGGCGCCGTTGGTGGTGCCATGGGCGCCGCCGTTCCGGCTGTGGCCGAGGGGGCGCAATGGGCCGGTGGGCGCATCAAAGACGCGGGGCAAGCGATTCTTGACCACATGCCGAACGGACAGGATTCCTCGACAGGTCGGCGCGTATTTAGGGCATTGCAGGCAGATAAATTAACGCCAGACCAAGCATTGGCGGCGGTAAAGGATCTTGGTCCTCAAGCAACGCTTGCGGACGTTTCTCCTAATCTTCAGGCGCTCGGGGAGAACGCTGCCACTAGGCAGGGCGCCGCGCTGACTGCCGCTAAATCAACATTTGAAGGTCGCCAGGCTGGCCAAGGCTCGCGCGTCATTGACGCAATTGAGAAAGGTATGGGGCCTGAGAACTTTTCTCAGACGACCGAATCTTTATTTAAACAGCGAAGTGCTGATGCCGGGCCGCTGTATGAAAAAGCCTTTGATGAGAAAAGAACGACAACGGCACTGCGAAGTGAATTGCTCGATAGGTTACAAGCCCGGCCAATCTTCCAGCAGGGTTTACAGCGCGGCATTACGGATATTTTGGACGAGGGTGCGATTACCGGAAAAACCGCGTCAATTTACTCTACCTATCTTGACGGCGAAAATTTGAGCGACCCAAATCTTATTATTAAGAAGATGCCGACCCTGCGCGTTCTGGATGCGGCGAAGCGTGGGCTGGATTCAATCCTTAGTTCCGGCGCGGAAGAGGTTCGGAATCCTGTAACTGGTAAGTTAACTCAGCGTGGAATGCGCGTTGAAGAAATGCGCAAGGCGCTTGTCAATGAACTCGATGGCCTTACAGACGGCACATACAAAGCCGCCCGCAGCGCGTGGGGCGGACCATCTCGCGCTCTCGAAATGATGAATGAGGGCACTGATTTTATCCGCAGCGGCAAAAGCGCTTTAGACGTTGCCGAGGTAAGAAACCTTAGTGACGTTGATAAGCAGTTTATGAGGATCGGCGCGAAGCAAGCGTTGGCCGATTTGGTTGAGAATACCCAGGACGGCGCGAATGTTACCCGCCGCCTTTTCGGCACGAAAATGATGCGTAACAAGCTGGAGGCACTGTTCCCCGATAAGGGGGCGTTTGACGAATTTGCTAAGCAAATGGGGGCAGAAAACAAGTTCGTAGAAACTGGCCGAAATGTTCTCGGGAACTCGCGAACCGCCTTCCGCAATGCCATGGCGGCTGATGAGGGAACCGACATCTCTGGCATCGCAGTTGAAGCTGCTAGGGGAAACTTCGGCGGAGCCGCCATGAATGCTGCGAGGTCGGCTGGGCGTGCGCTTACTCGCCCATCGCCTGCGGTATCAGATCGCCTTGCGCCTTTGTTCTCTCAGGACCCCAAAGAGCAGGCTGCCCTCATTGAGCTTGCCCGCAAACGCGCCGCCATGGGTCAAATATTTGGATCTCGCACGCTACCGCTATTGGCTCGCACTCCATCCGCGCTGCTGTCTACCAGCACGGGTGGGTCGAACCAGAGGCCATAACGAATGCGGTGCGCAGTCTGCCACATCACGGTTGCCGCAATCCAGCCAAGGGCAAATACCGTCACCGTTTCTTGGCCCCAGTTCCATTCGATTTCCTTAAACAGAAATCCAAGGGCCATGAGTCCGCAGAAGGTCAACAGGTTGGCTAAAAATATCATGGTGCCTCGATGAGCGGCTTTGACGGCAACGGCACGTTCGCCTGCCTCAGCGAAGGATACCTCGATTTGCCCCCGGATGCCCATACGGAACCGGGCTTTCGGGCTCACCTGGATAGGGATGTGGGGTTCGTCCAGTCCTATCTGTTGGGCGTAGTTAACGCCCTATATCAACGGTTTGAGTCCAAAATCGACCACGATGACGCGACCGGTTGTTGGAACTGGACAGGCACCAAGGACAGCCACGGATATGGGCGCTTCTCATTCTTTAAGGCGCCGCGTCAGGCCTACCGGGTCGCTTACGAGATGTATATCGGGCCGATCCCCAAGGGCCAGTGCCTCGACCACCTGTGCCGCAACCGGACCTGTGTAAATCCCTATCACCTTGAGCCGGTCTCAATCGCGGAGAACACCCGCCGCGGAAAAATGAGAGAACGCCAGCTTGAGTGGTCGGCAAGCAAGACGGAATGTAAGCGTGGCCATCCCCTCATTCAATTGGGCAGGCAGCGCGGTTGCCGCGTCTGCATTAACGACCGCAGGCGCGATCTGCGAAAGCTGATAGGCGTCGGGATGAATCTGGCCGGCCTTAAGTTGGGGGCCGCTGCAAGCGTCGCCGCTCGCCGCAAGATCAAAGCGGAGAATCAATAATGTCGGGCTTTGACGGCAACGGTGTCTTCGTCCTCCCATATTCGTGGGCCACGGATAAAGCGAATGGGATCAAAATCCGCGCAGATCGCATGGACGGTCAAGACCAGGCTATTGCCGATGGCCTGACCGATTGCGTTACTAGGGATGGGCAATCCCCGGCCACGGCGAACCTACCCATGGGTGGGTTCAAGCATACCGGGGTGGCGGTAGCCTCCAGCCGTACCGATTACCTTCGGGCGTCCCAGGTTCAGGACAACGACCTGACCTATTTCACGACCACGGGCACTATTGACGCCTACACGCTCACCCCGTCCCCGCCCATTACGCCACCCTATACAGGCGGGTTGTCCTTCCTCATCAAAGTACACGCCACAAGCACGTCCACTGCCCCGACGCTTTCCGTCTCGGGTGGTTCTGTGGCTGTCATCGCCAATGGTGATCTGACCGCGCTCAACGCCGGGGATCTGGTCGCGGGTGGCCAATACCGCGTGTCATGGGAATCCACGGTCGGCAAGTGGCTGCTTGCGAACAAAGCATCGGCCAACGTCTGGGGCCTGACTAGCGGTGGCTATTATACAACGAGTTTTGCCGCCACGACCGCTAACGCGGTCTACACCGTTTACCCGCCGACTGCCGGGATGGCCGTTGAGCTGAATAACTCATCGGTGTCCGCCGGCAAGTTCGTGATGCTGGTCTATGTCGGGCCTTACCCGCTTTCGGTCTACGGCACGATCAACGGTGTTTCCGGCACAGTCGTATTCACGCAGCGCCAAACTCTCATGCTGAGCTGCACTACAACGGATGGATGGGTCTAATGGTCGCTCTTGCTCAGGGCAGTAACTTTTTCTCAAATCAGAATCCGCCGGGGTTCATAACTGGATGCTATTACCTGCCAGCCGGATATTTTCAGGGCGATGCGGCATATAGCTCTGCAGCGAATCGGTGCATGTATGTACCGCTATCAATCCCCAAAGCAAAAACGTTTGCGGGCGTGTGCATATATAATTCTGGCGCTGCGGATAACGGGAAAAAATTCCGCATTATGGTTTTTAGAGATGATGGAGTTAATGGGGGCCCTGGAACTCTAGAAAAAGATTTTGGCGAGGTTACTCTAACCGGAGCCGCAGCCCTCAGAACGCTAAGTTCGTCTTGGGCGGCTCTCCCCGGAACCTATTGGTTGACGAGTTGGGCTGATAGCGCGGCTTCAATGGAAATGATGCGCCCATTCGGGTTTGAGACACTAGCCGGTTATTCAGTGGGCCCCAGTATGGCTACATATATTGGAACCTTAACTGCTCCGGTCAGTGGCGGTACGGGTGATCTACATACTTTTGGACATTATGTGGACACTGCATACGGCGCTGCGCCTTCAACCGCTGTGTCTCCAACAGCTTCAATGTCCAATAGACCGAATACCGTTGCTGGTGTCGGCGGTGTGGTTGCTGTTTGGCTGAAAGGCTAACTCATGGAACTAATTTATAAAGATGACCAAATTGTTTGTGTGGTCATTTCCATTCCGACGCTTGATGAAAAATTGACCCAGCAAGAAAAGTTGGATTTCTTTGCTTGCAATCACCCAAATCAAACCGTGTGGCAAAACATCACATGGCTTGAAACCGACGCCAGAAACGATGAAGGCACCCCAAAGACCACACTGCAACTAACTGTGCAGAGCATGGTTACGGCGGGACTTATTACGCAGCAACGCGCTAATGAGATTTTGGCATAGGGGGGCGTTCTAGTGGCCGAGCAGAGTAGCGGAGAGCGGATCAAGCAAGCCGCTGAAAACGCCATTCTAACACTTGCCTCGAGGTGGATTGTGGTGGTGCTGGTCCCGGCCACATTGGGCCTTGGCGCTTGGACCGGGAATTATATCGTCAGCCGGCTGGACGAGTTCATCCGGGAGTCAAAGGTCTTTCAGATAGAAACCGCCAAGGCCATCGGGGGGATCGACGTTCGCCTGTCGGTGACAGAGACGAGAGTTGAAAACCTTGAGAAGGGACGCCGTTGAGCATCGTTGACGACCTGATCCGGGACGAGGGACTAAGGCTCAAGCCGTACCGGTGCCCCGCCGGCAAGCTGACCATAGGCGTAGGGCGCAACCTCGATGACGTGGGGATCACCGAGGACGAAGCGCGGGTGTTGCTGAGCGGCGACATTCTCAGGGCCGAAAGCACCCTCAGGCGGAACCTATCCTGGTTCATGACCGCCCCGGAGCCAGTCCAGCGGGGGCTCGCCAATATGTGTTTCAACCTGGGTTTTGTCGGCCTCTCCCAGTTCGGGAAAATGCTCAGCGCCCTGGCGAGCAAAGACTACGCCGCCGCCGCTGCCGAAGCCCTTAAGAGCAAATGGGCCACCCAAGTCGGCGCCCGCGCCGAGCGCATCGCGGCGCTTTTTGAATCAGCAAAGGAGACATGAAATGGACGAAACGACTAAGCCCTTTTGGCAGTCAAAGACTTTGTGGGTCAATGTCATTGCTGGCGCTGCCACTGTGGCCGGTGTGTTCAAGCTTGATCTGGGATTGACCCCGGAAGTCCAGGCCGATCTCGCGACCGGCATCCTGGCCGTGGTGAACATCGTCCTGCGCCTCACCACCAAGACCGCGGTCACGGCGTCCAAGTGACCCCGTACCTCATCATCCTCGGCATCGCCGGCCTGGGCGTCATCCTGTGGATGGCGCGCCGGGCCGGTGCCGATTCCGTCAAAGCCGACATAGGAGCGCGTGATGCCAAAACCGCTGCGAAAGTGGCTGACGCTGTGGCTGCTTCCCCCGGCCGTCTTAGTGACGTGCGCCGCGATGTGCTCGACGGCGGGAAGCTGTAGCGCGATCCCGCTCAAGGAGTACGACCCGGCCTTCACCCAGCAATGGCTGAAGGAGACGGAGGGCCTGTCCGACGACAGCGCGGTCGCCCGCTACATGACCGACGCCAGGGCGCTCCGTGACGCGGTGCGGGCCTGCAAGGGCCGGTGACCGTGCGCCTCCTGGCCCTGCTCGCACTGCTGCTGGCGGGGTGCGCCGGCGGTTCGGCACCCGTCCAACTCCCGATCAGCACTCCACCGACACCCAGACCCGGCAACCAGGCCTTCGCGGCGGACTGGACCGCACCGATGCGCGCGGCGCTCCGCTGTGGCGGCCCCGGCCTGCTCTCGCCCTTTGCCTGTGACCTGCCCGCCGATGCCCTATGGGGCGTCCTGCCGCAGGCCGGGAACGGCGGAAGCGACTGCATCGACCCGACGCCCAACGTCTGCTTCCGGCTCGCTGACGGGCTTCTGTACTTCCACGCCGGGAATCCTGGCATGGCGCTGGTGAGTGCCCGGACCTTCGACCGGAACAGCCCGCTCTCTATCGAGGCCGTGGTCACCGTCACCAACGATTGCTCCGGCGTCTCCTACATGGGGCCGGTGATCTACGGCGGCGGGGTGGACGATGGCGATCCGCTCGGTACCTATGTCGCGGCTTACATCTCATGCGCGGCACCCACCGACCCGCCGAAGCTCTGGATTTACCGCCCCACTTATGCGGGCCCGGTCAATTCCGCGCCCGTGACGCCCGGCTCGCACGCCGTCCGCATCGACTACCGGCCCGGGGAGTCCATGACGCTGCTGCTTGACGGCTACCCGCAACTGGTGGTGACCGCGGGCTCGCTCAGCGACGACGCCATGACGTTTCCAAACCCGCCGCACGCGGCGCTGTGGTTCGGCCAGGTCCAGGGGTATGTCGGCCGCTTCGACGTGTTCGCCGGCCCATGACCGATCCAGCCGAAGTCGCAGACAACTTCATCGACGCGGTTTGGGCTATGCGGGGGAGGCTGTGTTTCTTCCTGGGGTTTGCCGCGGCGCTGTGGCTGGTGTGGGCGTTCTGAGCGGTTTGCCACTTCGCAAAATTATCATTTAGAATCAATGATGGCCGTTATAGGTGTTTGCCAACGCAACACCTTATATATGCGCACTTATTGCACACCCTCTCTGTCCGCCAACCCTCTTTTCGCCCATTGATCTGAAACGATTTTATCTGGCTAATTGTCAAACTTACTTATGGTTTGACACTGGGTGTTCCGGAAACCTTCTCCATCGCCGTCTGCGCTAAGCGTTCTTGATCCGCCGCCGCCGTGTATCGAGTCACCTCGGCCAGGGTCTTGTGGCCCGTCACGGCTTTGATTTCGTGGGCAGTGGCCGCAGCTTCGGCAAGGCGCCGGCTCATTGCTTTTCTCAGCCCGTGCGCGGAGCAGCGCTTAGACAGCCCCGCCTCATTGCACCGGCAATCGTCACCTTGACATAGTACGGCCCCAGCTATAGGTTTGTTTCATAAGGAGACAAACCATGAGCGACCTGTCCAACCCCATCTTCCAAGACGCCGACAAAGCCCGTGAGTGGCTGGAAGCACGGGTTTGGCCGAATGGCCCGATCTGCCCCCATTGCGGGGTTGAGGGGGAGGCCACGCTTATGAAGGGTAAGACTACCCGTCCCGGCCTGTATCAGTGTAACGCCTGCCGCGAACCCTTCACCGTGACCGTGGGCACCCTGTACGAGCGCTCCAAGATCGGGCTGCACAAGTGGCTGGCCGCGACCTACCTCATGATGGCGTCCAAGAAGGGCATGAGCGCCCTCCAGATCGGCCGCATGCTCGGGTTCTCCCCCAAGACCGCCTGGTTTGTCTGTCACCGTATCCGTGAAAGCCTGCGGGAGACTGATGCCGGCCCGATGGGCGGCCCGTTCTCGACCGTGGAAGCCGACGAAACCTTCATCGGCGGCAAGAGCAAGAACAAGCATAAGGGCAAGCGCTCGGGCCGCATTGGCGCCGCTGAGAAAGAGCCCGTGTTCTCGTTGGTCGAGCGCGGCGGCAAAGTCCGCTCAACCCACGTTGCCGACATTGGCTCCAAGACCCTGCGCCCCATCCTCATGGAGCAGATTGCCAAGGGCACGCGCCTGATGACGGACACGGCCACCACGTACAAGTCCGCCAACAAGGACGATCATTTTCGCGCTCATGGCCGCGTGAACCATGAGATTGGCGAATACGTCCGCGGCGATTGCTACACCAACACCGTGGAGAATTACTTCTCCATCCTGAAGCGCGGCATTGTGGGAACGTATCACCATGTCAGCGCCACACACCTGAAGCGCTATCTGGTGGAATTTGATTATCGCTACAACGAGCGCAAGGCCCTCGGGATCAGCGATTTCGAGCGCTTCACGAAGTCCCTGAAGGGCATCATGGGCAAGCGCATGACCTATCGGCGGATTAACAGCGGAGAAGCGCCCGTCTAGGGCTTCTTTGCGCGCGAAGAAGGCTTCTTCTGAGCCTTAGTCTTCGCTTTCTCTTTCACGGGCGCTCTACCCTTCGGGCCGCTTTTGACCCCAGCGTCAACGGCGCGCTCGAAGCGTGCCCATGAGTCCGGGTAGATTTCTGTATCCGGCTTGGGGAGGCGCGTCATGTCGAAGGGTCCTTTGTCGTTCAAAGAGGAGCGCGTTATTTTTTACGCGCAGCTAGGTCTTGCCATTGGCCGGTGGGCTC